CTATCATCTTTCCGTATATAAGGCTATTATATATGCCTCTGCCTACAAAAAGAGGATCTCCTCTTGATAAATCAGTTACTTCTTTATAGCCAGAGTATGGAACCGCCCATCCGTCAGAGACGATCATGTTGTATGTTGTTTCCGATGATATCTTTGGATAACGACCAAAAACGCTAGAGCCAACTACGTTTATTGGTATGCTATTATCTGCTTTCATCATCATATATTTTTATCTATGTCGGATAATACCCGTTCCAAAGATTTGCCATGCCAAAACTAGCAGAATCATAAATAGTAAAACTAGAATATTTTTTCATTGTATAATCTACAGGACTAGGCTCGAAAATCCTTTGCTCCATAGACTTTAAGATTACATAAGCCTGCGGAGAAAACTCAACGTTTTCATAAACAGAACAAATATATTGAGCTAAACAATATTTAAGATAGTTTATGTAATAAAGATCAAACATTGTGGTTAAATCAGCATCCAAACTTACGCCAGAAAAACTAAACTTACCCCAAATTGTGATTGGATAAGCCGAGTTTGGAAGAAAGTATAAGAATATATTCGACCCTCCTACGGCACGCTCAAAATGATATGCATATGGAAGAGAATTAATGTTGTTAGCTCTAGAGGAGCTAAAATAGCTGTTTCTATCCATGCGATACATGGGGTATCTAACCGTTCCTATGTCAAACGTCATAGACTCAATCTCTAACAGATTTGGAACGAAATACTTCTCAACTCCTGGAGAAGCTGTAACCACTATAGAATTAAAATAAGGAATGCTTTTATAAGTAATAGATTTATCGCTTATTATAAAATTAAGCATCTCTAAACCGTCTGCCGCCTGTCCTCCGCTAACCGTTTGTGTATCACGTGAAACAACGTTAGACAGATAGTATGCGTTAGTTATGAGTTGTAATGCTGTATATGCCATTATATTTAATATACAGGCCGGTTATTAACCGACCTGTATCTCTAAGATAATTAAACTAAAGCGGTGGATATTGGAAATAATATTTTAAGGCAATATTCAGGAACAATATCTACCCCAGCAATTATATCGTTAACAAAACCCATTTGATTTAGACCAAATTTAGCACCGTAGTATTTTCTAAATGACAATCCGGTATCTGGATCTACCAAGTTAGAAGTCGGGAATGGAATCTGATCAGGCAATCTTGGAGTTGATAAAAATCCAGCGTCGCCAGCCATCAAGTAACCAACAACATGCGAGTTAGCAATGCTTAATTGCATGCCGTTTTCTATAGTTACATTGACGTTTTGATTCTTTAGATTATCGGCGTACCAAGTAGGGTTTGTGCTTTGAGTTACAGACCAAGTGTCATATAACGCAGGAGCAAAGCTAAATGTTACATTGTTTAGAGTTGAATTAACATTTGAAGTACAAACTAACTGCACCGGAGAGGCGCTAGTAACGTGACCATTATAAGTAAAGAATCTAACGTTTGGTTGTCCTGAAACTCCATCATTAAACTTCATTACGTCTCCAGCCATCAAGAAGTTAGTGGTTGCGGACAAACCACCTGTGCTACAAGTAATACTTGTAATTGCACCGTCAGTCTGTCTAGTTGTTCCAGTTACTGTTAACAAGGTTCCGTTTACACCACCAAATCCCGCCTGATGAGAATCTAATAAGTTTGACGAATACCATTCAACCCCGCCAAAACTTCCTAATTCCCAGCTATTAGCCGTTCTTTCGTTTCTGTCTAACACAAATTGCTGTAATCCAGTAGATACGATCGATGGAACTGCAATATCAGGAATGAATCCTTTTACGCTTCCGCGTGGCGCTCCAATATTGTGTAATAGAGCGATCGCATTAGCTAACTGACCATATGAATTTATAGCAGTAGTACCATTGCCAAAATACCGATAGATATTAGATGTCGCTTTGCTAGAAATGTAAGACTCTACTTTGCTGCCTAATTCTATAGCAGCGGTTTTTCCAAACTTTTCCATGTATTCTTTAACGTTGAAAACAAACTGCTCAGATGTGAATTGATAGGATGTGTTCCAAGATTGATCTACTGTTAGAGTTCTAACTTGTTGTGCAGAGGTTTGGAAATTAGCCACTAATGATGTAGATGTAGCAAATTTAGGCTGAACATCATAAGTTACAGACGATCCTAAATTACCCGTTAACTTTTCAAAATCTTTAAATTTTTTGTTATAATTTGCGATCTGAGCATAGTTGTTTTGTAAATATGCTAACTCGCTCATTTGATATGTTTGTACCTGATTTAGATAATTCTGACCAGCTACTTGCGTTGGAAGAGGCATTTCTCACCTTTATAATTAAATAATTAAAGTATCGGCAAGACAATGGATTTATAAAAAAATCTAACCTCTTAGCCACGACTGTTTTTTGAAGTCAGCAAGGGTTAAATCTCCACTATCAATACCGGCTGTGGAGGGATTAATTTGACTTAATGGCTTACTAGGATTTTTCTGAGACGCTTCCTTGCTTCTTTCTTTAATTCTATTTGATAACTTATTTAGCTCTTCTTTAGCTCCTCTTGGATTAGTAGCTAGCATACCAAGTATACTGCCCCTTTCTAGTCCATTCTTAGCTAACTCATAAACTACATCTGCCGTGTTATCAAGCGAATTAACATAATCAACGATCTGCGGGTTATTTGGCAATTCCAAATCACCAACAACATTAATTATGTCTGGATACTTTTGCTTAGCCGCTTCTATTTTGCTGACAAAATCATAAGCAATTTTATTTGCTACAGCAGTTCTTGCTGCTTTGTCGTTTTCTTCAGCAACTATTTTAGCTACCTCGTCTCTAGAAAGAGAATTTGCACTGTTACTATTTTGTAACTCTGCATACGCTTCTTTTCTAGCTCTTTCGGCCGCTTCTTTTCTAACCACTCCGGCAACTTCATTTAATTCTGATTGAGTAAACAATCTTTCGTTTTTTGTTTGGTTACTACTATCAGAAACAGAAGCTACTTCTGTTGGTTTAACCGCTAAACTAGTATCTTGTACAGAACCTAAACCATCAGCATTCATCATAATCACCTCTTGTTAACTATTAACCCCGTCACGGTAATGCCTCGTTTTATAAACACTATAATTTACTACGCTTATTTTTAAAGTAGTACTTTAAGTATTTAATATAAAGGTATGAGTTACCTAATATTTTTACCGCATATCTGCGTAATTAAGCAATATACATACTTTTTTTAAAAATACAATATATTGTGGTATATTATATTCATAAACACTATATATTGTATTTATGTATTTGGAACTGGTTAGCTCCAAAAGAGCAAATATAAACAAAAACAATGGGTTATATGAAAAAAATAAAAAGTTTGTCATTAAAAGACAAAGACACTGAACTTAGTAGAATAAAGAAAAGTATAGAAAGGGCGTTTAATTATTTTAAAGATAATTATAAAACCTTTCACAGTTTTAGACGTTTTACTTTTGTATCGACGTTAGATGATGCAGATCTTAATTTACTAAAAGCGTTAAAAAAGCCAATGTTAGAATTTAACACCACAGAAGCCTATGTTTCTAGGCTGCTAGGAGAGTTTTCAAAGCAGGAGCCGTCTCTAGAACTATACGCTGAAGATTCGTCTAAACCAGATCCATTGCAAGTTGATATCGTAGAAGGTCTTTTTAGGCATTTGCTTGACGAAACAGAGCGCAACGGTCATTCATATGAAGTATACAGAGATTTAATATCTGGCGGCTTTAGTGTTTTTAAGGTTATGACAGAATACGCAAACGAAAAGAGTTTTGATCAGGTAATAAAGCTAAAGAGAGTTTCAGACCCTACATTATGCGGGTTTGATCCTACTGCAAAGCTAAAAGGCAAGCAAGACGGTAGATTTTGTGTAGAAATATTTCCACTTACTAAAGAAGAAGCGGCTTCTTATGACATAGACACATCAGAAATAAAGTTTTCAAGTTCTGATGCTATTGGGAACTTCAAGTGGTCATATAAAAATCAGGACGAGGACATATTAATAGTAGCAGACTACTATGAAAAAGTAGTGGAAGATCAGGAAATAGTTATGTTGTCAGATGGAACGGTGTCTACAAAAGAAGAGTATAATGAAGTTTATAATAAATTTAAAAAAGTAATTAAAGAAACTGTTTCTGAAGAATCTATCGATGTAGAAAACTATTTGCCAACAATTAAGGATAGCAGAACATCTACAACAACTAAAATATATAGAACGAGATTGGTACAAAATAAAATAATAGAAAAAATAGAAACCGATTATCTATCTCTTCCGTTAATATTTGCAGATGGCAATAGCATTACATATAGAGAAGGAGAGTCTGGAGATTACAAGCAATTTACACGTCCGTTAGTTTATCATATAAGAGGAATTCAAAAACTTAAAAACTTTGCAGGGCAGACGTTAGCCAACGAACTAGAAAACATGGTGCAGCATAAGTTTAAAGTGGCTAAAGAATCTATACCAGCAGGCTATGAAGAAGCATATAGAAACGTACAACAGGCTTCTTTATTAGTTTTTAATGCGTTTAAAGATAACGATCCTAATGTTCCGCTCCCTCCTCCTATGGAGATTGGAAGAATCCCGGCTCCTCCTGAAGTAACAAATACTTTTATGATTGCCGACCAAACAATGCAAAATATACTTGGTTCTTATGATTCTGCGCTAGGGATTAATGACAATCAACTAAGCGGTGTTGCCATAA